CTCACCGCTCATGGCTGGGCTAAATAGGCCTGAAAAGTCTTCTGCAATACCTAAGCCCCTTTCAAGCCCACCAGTAAGAGAAACAATTTCTTTAATGAATCTTTCTGCAATAGATTGATTCGTAGTGTTATTTCTGAGCCTCGGGTCAAAAGTGAGGTTGAAATTACTTTTCACTGAATTAAAAACTTTAGTTTTTGGATTCCACCAATAAAATGGAATTACCAATTGTCCATCCTGAACATAGCTAGCACCTGACTCTTTGGAGTCAAGAACCCATAGTTGTATGTATTGATATGTATATGGGTTTGCTGGAGATGATAAGCCTTTTAATTCAGCAAAAGAATCTGTTTTTAACAAAGAGTCATAGGGGGCTGTTTTCGCTGTTGCGACATACTGTTTTCCACCAAATTTAAGCCTTGTACCAAGAATGAATTTTTCAGATGATTGCGTTGGTACTCTTGCTGAAAAATCTATTGCTGAGCTTCCAGCACTTTTTATGCGAACCTGGTCTACTAATTCAGCTCCCTTTGTATAAAGTCTGTAACCCTCGTCAGCAAAAGGAAGCCACCATTCTTCCGTTCCAATTCTGTCTATAACTCTAGTTATGCCCGCATCCCAACTGGTGCCGTCAAATCTTGCCGTGGTGGGTGGTGTTACTTTTTTATATTTTGCAAATATTGGAAATCCCGGATATTTGCTACCTTCTCTGTCTGGCAAGGTTCGAATTATAGAAAAGTTATATATGGTTCCAGGCTCGCTGTTAGTCCTGCTCCCAAGAGGGCCCATGAATGTGTCTTCGATTGTCATTTAGCCCCTCTCCCTACTTGCTCTTTCTTTGTCTCTGAGTTTCGCCATAACCTTGTTTGCTATTTCGTCTGGTGAGGAATTTGAGCCATTTATATTTATTGTAAAATAACTTATTCCGCCACCAGTATTTGAAATTGGTAATCCCTTTGCTGTGCCAGTTCCAACTGGGGCCATAGTATCCCCTATGGCGCCTGGTCCAGGAACAACGTGGAGGTGTCTAGAACCACCACGACCATGAAACTCTGCGAAACCGCCGTTTGCTTCAGCGAGTGATTTGTACTGTCCAAGATTTGCCCCTACGAGGTCAATTGCCCTACCTGTAAAGTGGTCAGAACTTGGAGAACCAAGTGCAAATGTTCTGAATGAAGAAGTTACTGTCCTCTTGCCACTTAACATTCCATCCATAGAGGCATGCCTAGCCATTGTTTGTGAAAGACGCGATGACGTTGTATCGCCAATTCCCTTACCTCTAGGGGAGCTGGTATCTCCTCCCTCTACTGGTTTGCCGTTAACGGTAATTGAAGTAGCATTTATGGTTTGTGCAGTTATGCTTTTTGGCGTGAGCGAAAATGCATCTTTGGACATGCCTGTTAATTTTTCAACTGCATTTTTAAAATCGGTCGTAGCGGTTGCCATTGCGGTTGCAGATTCATTGAGTTTTGCTTCTGGTCTTTGACTTATTGCAAGACCTTCTGTACTGCCAAATAAACCGGTGAATTTTCTTTCCGCAGCCTGACCATATGATTCCCTAGAGCCGCCCTCGGTCATCTGGCCCATGTCGAATGTTCCATCTTGGAGCTTCGTGAGAAGTTCTTGTTGCTTAGCTGGGTCCATACTTAGTATCTTGCCTTTTAGGGCTTCTTGGTCTATGGACATGTTGTTAGCACTAAGTTTGGTAGCAAGCTGACCTGCTGCTACATCAGCAAATCCAGTAATTTGCGATTTTCTAGCAAGCTCCTGTGTCTTTGTTACTGCATCGGTAAAGTATTTATCTTGTTGCCCCTCCATGGCTCCACCCGCCTGGAAAAGCCTGCCTGGGTCTTCTTTTGTTCCCAGTTGCTTAAGGTTGTCGAAATATGCCGCAATTGGGTCTCCGCCAGTAGCGGCAAGGGATGCTTCTCCAAATTTTTGAGTTGCAGTTAGTATGTCTATGTCGGAAGCTCCGCCAGCACCGCTCATTTGGGCATCGAGGCTAGCTATAATCTCATCGTAAATCAAAGGAGCTTTTATTTGCTCTATCATTTTTTCGTATTCTGAACCACCCTTGATAAATACGTCGGTGTTTGCCTGACGCATCTGGATAGCTGTTTTTTCAATATTCAATCCAAGTTTTGTTAATACATCGTTGAATTTTACTGTACCGTCGTATAGGTCAACACCCATTGTCTGGGCCATTAATTCAAGTTCTGGCCTTGTTTTTCCAGTAATTTTCTCAAGCTCATCTAGGCGAGAAGTGTATGTTCTATCAAGCATTTCTCCAGCTTCTGTTTCCGCCTTGAATTGCGTTTGGAATTTTTTCAATGAAGCTTCTTTATCTTTGAGCATTGTCTTGTATTGCTCTTCTGATATTTTTATCCCTAGTTCTTCTTGCTTGTTGTATATTTCTTCTAGTGCTTTTGCTTGAGCTTTTGCTTTTTTATTATCTCCACCGAACAATCCTTTAACAAAATCTCCAGCAGAGAAAAGAGCCCCTATTCCAAGTCCAATGGTTCCCATTATTCCCGCTCCGATAGCAGCTCCTATTGGGCCCAAAGCCATACCCATCGTTCCACCGACTGCTGCTCCCATCAGACCTGCTCCGGCGATATTTCTTCCATAGCTAGTTTTATCCGTATCCCCCATAGCAAGTGTCTTGTCGACACTTCCGGAAACACCACTAAGTTTTTGTTTAAAAGCTGCACCCGTACCTTCAAATGCTCCCCTGTTGGCGACTGTTCCACCCTCAGCTAAGATTTGAGCGTTTCTTGCTAATTCCATAGCCCTCTTTGAGAACAATGCTTGTGCTACTCCATCAATGGCTGCTCCCATTGTTTCTCTAGCTTCTTTTGCCTGAGCTTTAAGTTTGTTTGCGCCACCCCTGATGAATCCGCCAATACCACCAATAGCGGCACCTATTGCCGTTCCTACACCTGGGGCTATCATTGTTCCTAGTGCGGCACCACCGGCGGCTCCAGCCAATGCCCCAGACCCAGCGCCCTGAGCTTTCATTGCTCCACCAAGTCCAGCTACTGCAAGTCCTGCAAGAGGGTTAAATGCACCAATAGTTCCACCTAGAGCCATTGCTCCACGCATTTCCTCAGGGGCATATTGAGACATCATGGACAGGCCAATTCCTGCTCCCATCTTTGCGCCCATGCTGTTGTTGATGCCGCCTATTCCGGCTGCTTCATTTCCTAGTACTGCAGAACCAAGTCTTCCAGCTCTCATCATTCTCATGGTGGTTTTATTCGGGTCGATTAGTTTTGTTCTGCCAGTAAGCCTGCTGCGAGATACGAGTTTCCCATCCTTCTCTTCGGGTAGCCCTGTTTCTTTATTAATGGTAAGCATTCCGCCATAGCTCGCATCCGCCATTCCAGTTGGCCCTATAGCTGGGGCCGCTCCCGACCGAATTAATGTTTGTACACCAACGCCTACATTCCTGCCAGATTGCGCGGCATTCCTTGCGAGCCCCATGTAGTCTTTGTTTTTGAGTAACTCTGCGCCTGTTCTAGCCCTGTCTCTCATCCCCATGAACTGGCCAGTGCCGTCAGATGTGTCTATGCCCCTACCGGTTAAGGTGCCCTTTATTGATTCCTTGAATCTTGGGTAGAAGGTTCTCATTGAATACATATCAGCGGCCCTAGGCGAGAATCTGCGCCTTTTGTCTACTAGCGCTCCGCCGTCATCTGCTCCCGAGCTAAGCCCTGGTGTCCGATAACTAGCTATGGCAGGGGCATACGCACCCGAGGAGAGACTTGGTGATTGAGGGCTTGTGGGGACTTGAGGCTGCTGTCCTCGATAAACAGGGGATGGGATGAATGGTACATTAGGACCTGGAGGCATAGTTCCAGGGCCTCCAGGAATTGGTCTTACTCCTGGAGTTCCTGGATTAAATGGGTTTCTTGGACTTGTTGGAAGCGTTTGACCCGTTGGAGTTCTTTGTAGGCCTGGAGCATTGGTGACATTCAGCGTGCCAACATTCATTGTCTGAGTATTGGCTGTAGGAAGAAGTCCACCCTTTGTCCCCTTCATTTGCCTAGCCATAATCGAGAACGCCATCAACCCACCCGTTGCTCCACCAAGATTGGTGAATTGTGTGAGGATTCCACGCAACATGTCAAATACTTGAGTCAAGCCCTTAACCATGTCGTTGATGAAAGGGAGGGCCTCAAAAAACATTCTTTTAAACTCGGTTGACAATTTGAAGAATGAACCCAAAAGGTCTGCAATTCTTTCGCCAAACTCTACGACGTTTTTTTCGTTTAGTTTTAATTGGTTATTAAATTCCTTAAACGAAGCTGCACCCTCTTCACCGATTACGCTTAATATTGGCTTGAGTGTTTTTTCAATTACTTTTGCGCCTTCTATAAATGGGCGTAGTTTTTCAAGTACTTCATCCCAACCCCTTTTAAACCTTTTCATCCAATCGCCAAGGGCGTTAAACATGCCTTTAGTTTGTGGTAGCCATTCTCTAATTAGTTTTACAAAAAAGTTAGATAGTTTTTCAACAATAGAAACTAGTCCGTCAAAAAAAGTTGAACTTCCGAATACCTGAAGTTCTGCAGTAACCCTAAGAAAATCGTCTTTTATTATCTTGAATATTTTCTGCATTGCAACTTTTGCTGGTTCAAGAAACTGTTGACCAAAATCAGCAAATTGTTCTTTTAGTAAGCTGAAAAAAGTTTTTGCTTGACCAATAAGAGTTGAGCTAACTGCGTCAAACTGGCCAAAAACACCGCCTTTTTTAGCCAAATCACCAGACAGGAGCAGTTCCTTGAAGCCTTCTTTTGTTTTGACTTGAGAATCTTTTAATGCTTTTTCCATTTCTGGACCAAGCTCTTTTGCTGCTTTTTGCACATCGCCGTAGCCTTTTTTGGCATCGTTCAGCGTTGCAATTAAGGCACCAATTTTTTCCTGAGCTGCTCCAGGGTCTTGTCCTGCTGCCCCAAAATCCTGAAGAGATTTGTATATTGCCTTGGACCCGGCTATCTGCCCAGAGTTCATTGTCTTTGCCATTTCGGCATATGCTTTTTGAAGGTTCTTTGTTCCTAATCCAGCAAGGCTTGCGTCGGTAGCATAAGAACGCATTGCAACTCTGGTCTGATTTAATCCAGACCCAAATTGAGCCATTCCTCCGCCTTTATAGGCGAACATTGCAGCTTGTTGTTCACGCACTGCGGCAGCAGCCGTAGAAAGTGCAATTGCTGCTGATGCCGCAGCACCAGCTAGCCCTTTCATTATGAATTGATAACCCTTCATTATTCCTTGCCCGACAAGGAATGCGCCATGTATGGCAACTAGAGCAACAGACATAAGTCCAAGCTGGATAAGTGTAAACTTAATTCCTTTGCCAAGGAACTTGAGTAGTCCAGTTCCCATCATTTTGGTACCTTTGTCAAAGTTGTCAAAATGTTTTTTCATGGAAACAAAAGCACGTTCAGTGCGCTCTGCGAATTCGTCGACATCACTTGCGCCTGATGACAGTCCTTTTTTAGAGGACGCAAGTGTTTTTCCTTGTTCGCGCTTAAAGCTCTTTAAGGCTTTTTCGGCCTGCTTCATCCGTGCAAGGAAACTGGCTATGTCAGCATCAAGTTTTATGTTGACATTCTCTGCCATATTCTTCTCTCCACGATTTTGCCAAAATCACGTGAGTGTAAGAATCTCGCTTTTAGGCCGTATTTGCCTTGCTTCTGCGGTCTTGCTCTTCGCGGTCGTTAGTTATAACTTTAGCACATGCCAAACGTAGGAACCACTCAGTATCGGTAGACTCTAATAGCTTTATTGGGTCGGTACCAAACAGTTCGCCAAGTCTGGCTGCTGAGATAACTCTGGAGTCTTCGACTAATTCGTCTAGGACTCCTTCGTAGGGTCCACAGTTTCAACCGTATCTGAATATCCTGCTGCATCAAGGATTGCCAAGGCTGCTGCTTCAATGTGGGGGTCAACTCCAAAGAAAACTTTTACGCAATCTATTGCACGTGTCGTGTCTGTCATTTCAAAAAGTTGACTTGATGCAAAGTTTAATTCGTAGCCATCTTCGTCAAATACTTCTTCTCCGGACATACAGATGCCTGCAGTAGTTGCGCCGATTACGATGCAAGCAAACTTTGTGGCATCCATGCCGTTTCTTGTATCTTCGCCCGCCTGCTTGCGCCAGTTTCTCATCTGCTGCTGCGTTATGTTGGGGCTTATCTTTATGGTTACGCCTTCACGTTCTGGAACGTCAAGATAGACGTGTGAACGTTCTACTTTTTTCTTAATAGTCTCAGTAAGTCGCGCAAGAAGTGTTTCTTCTTTTTGAGCAGCTGGCTTAGCAGCTGGACGCGCTGGCTTTGGGGCTGGGCCCTCTTCTACTGTTGTGAAAAGTTCTGTATTTTCTGTCATGGCAGAAACTTAGCACAAGTCACAACGTAAGTAGTGAAACTAAATTTTAATGAAATTAAGCTTTTTTAACGTCTTCCACAGCAAATGTGAGGGCGAACGTAGAAGGTGCTCCAGAAGATGAGTCACCATCTGGCTCTGTCAAACCTACCAAGAGTGCGCTCTTGTAAAGTCTTCCAGTTCCTGGAACTACGCTGTTTACGTCACAGTCGTAAGTTTGAATGGTTACGTCATAAAGTGCACGACCAACCAATGGACGCAATTTCTGAAGTTTTTCTTCTATGCCAGTTTGGCTATCTGACGCAACCGGGTCATTGTCGTAATGAGCAGTAACCGTTATGTCTCCAATTTCAGAAGGAGCACACAAAAGTGTTGGGCGAAGCTTTCCACCCTCGTAGATTTTTTCTACCGAGGCGGTTATTTCTCCACCAGATACTTGGGCAAACCTAAAATTGGTCCACTTTGGTGGCGATGCGGTTGCTGTTGCAACTGGCACAATGTCGGCAAGTACTTGCCTTTGAGCTACCTTAGCCATGAACTATTCCTCCGTTATTGAGTTACGCTAGATGTCAAACTTGACTTGGTGATATCTACTTCAATCTTATCACCGACGCTGCTTGCACGAAGGCCAACTTTTGCCTTAATCGTTCCGCCGGCCAATTGTGCTACTGGGTTGAGCGAAGCATCGCACCGAACTGTGTACCCAGGGTCTATTTCAGCACCATTAACTCCGTATGATGCGAAAAGAGCACCATCTTCAGCAAGTCGAGCACAAATGGCTGTCAAGCGTGAGCTAATCGATGCGTAAATTGTTTGGCGACCATCTATCGCAGTAAAGACAAGGTCTTCAAGCGAGCGATATGCTTCAGTTACTACAGTGTTTACAACATCTTGGCTCGTTATGAACCTGAAGTTATCTTCGTCTGCAGACAGCGAACGAGCACCATATATTCTGATTGTGTTTTGTATAATACGAATTGCATTTACAAAATTGACGTCGAGGTCGTCTCCGGTTGATTTGTCTATGTCGACAGCCGTTCCGATTGCATAAAGTGCGGCTGAAACAAGTCCAGCAGCAGCGATGTGTGGCCCTGTCTGGTTATGTGCGAGCGCACGCTTTGCTGCAACGTAGCCGTCTGGTGGGATTCTGCGTGAAACTCCAGTAATTGAAGTTGGTACGTCAATCCATGGGAAGTAAAGAGCTGCATGCTCAGAACCGTCTTCTGCTTGCAACTGGGCTGCCTTTGTTTTAGCAAAGGTAGAAGTATCTGCTTTTCCAGCATGAAGAATTGCTATGCGATTGTATGTATTCGCATGAGCAATCAATGCTTCAGAAATTGTGAATGTACCAACAGATGTTCCGCCTTCGGCATCCGGAACGCAAACCGCACCAGTTCCCAAAGCATCATTAAACTTCTCCAAACCAGTTACGTAGACCGCTGCATGGGTTGTTGGTGTTGCTGTTGCGTGGTCAGAATCTCCTGCAGAGACCGTAAATGTGCCAGCGACAGGAAGAGTGGTTGCTCCGTCTGTTGCGGTTGCTATTACGTACCTTGAGGCTAGAGGGCTTGTATTTATCCTTCCAGCAGCCTGTGCCACGGATGTGACTGTTCCAGTGCTGTAGACAAGAGCGCTGTTGTAGTTAATTTTCACTCTGAAGCTAACTCCAGCAGAAACAGTTTCCACTACTGCAGTTACATCCGAGCTCCAGTCTCCTGGACCATCAGCATCTATGGTCAAAACGGTTACAGATGCTGAGTTCTTGAGCGCCAATGTACCAGTTGTAGCACCTGCGCCAACAACGCGAGACACGTAGCACTGGGTTCCGCCTTCTTCAAAGAAAGCTTCAACAGTTGGGTGAAGATAAGATGATGAAATGTAGCCACCAAAGTTAAATTCAAAGTCTGCGAGACTCTGTACTAAAATGGCTTCGTCAGTTGGTCCTCTCTCGGCCAAGCCGACGACAAACAACTGTGAGGACTCACGGACGGTAGCCGCTGATGGTCCTGTTCTTACTGCAGTGGAGACAACTACGCCTGGCATGAGACCTTCCTATTTACAATGTCGTGGGATTTTAAACCCGTCCAACGCTTTATATTGTACAGATGTAACGTGATTATTTGATGCAACTTTATAAAAAGAATGTGGCGAATTGAATATAAAAAAATATTCATCACAGAACCGCAGTACTTGCTGACTCGCCAGACACGCTTGCTGAGAGAATTGGCATTGTCTCATTTACACCCACTTGATATAGTGAAACCTGTATTTCTTCCACTGTTCCAATTGGTTTTCTTTGCAATACTTCATCTATTTCTAGGGTGTAGCCGAGATATGCCCCAGCCATCATCCTGTCACCCTTGAGTAACGTTAAGTCAGAAAATTCTTCCGACAACGTTGATTCATCTATTTGAGCTCTGAAAGAAGTTCTTTCGTCATAAGCTTTTAGACATGGATAATCCAGTAATGATGAACGGAGAACAGCGGCAAGCCTGTCTCTCATCAGCGTTACTTCTTCTGAACCATCTGTTCTTACCCATAAATAAGTTCTCATTTGATAAGAAACTCGATAAAGAGGGTCTGGTCCATCCCAGCCAATTCTGTTAAATCTATTTGAAGATATGACAACAGTTATGACAGTAGGCCATGCATCTATTGCTAATGGTTCATATGTTATGAATTCTTCAGGAGTTGGGAGCGTAGCGTCATCAAGGCCCCAGCCATTTCTGTAATCAATAATCCTGATAGGGATATCTTGTCTTATGTAGTCATTGACGTAATTTTTTGCAAAATGAGCTCCGTGCATCAATGAGTAGCCAGGTGAACTAGCCATTGACGACCCCATGTACAACAAAATTTTCCATTTTGTCAGAAATATCCCTAGAGAAACCAGCTGGTTCAAAGACTATTTTTCTTGCTGGCATTTTCGATGTTCCGTATTGATGGAATTTTGCATATTTAACTTCAGTGCCAAATGTTGCTGACGTTTTCTCAATCTTATTAACAGCAGATTCCTCAAGGTTGGAAATGCTGCGAAACAACTTTCCATCTATATTCATTTTTTTTGCTCCAGGGAAATTTGCAATTTTCCATGCTGCATAACCCCTGTCGAGCGGAGCCCATCCACCCACAAGACTTCCTCCGCTTAGAAAGTTTTGGCTAAATGAAGTCTCGAGTTTTTTCTTCGCATATCTCCATACTGACCGCATATCCTTTGAATGGTCCACCATGTCTTCAAACTTCTCTTGCGGTTCTTCGATATCTATTTCAATATCTATAATTACGGCTGCCATGTGCTTACGCTACTCTGACCCGTTTATATTTTCTGACACTCATCAGCTCTGAGTCCAGGAAGCCTGTAGTGAGGGGACCGATATTTCTTGTATTCAGGTCCTTTACTCCAACTACGTCATCGTGCATGTTCTGCATTTCTCTAGACGCTGCACGAAGAATTAACAGCTTAAACAGTGGAGTGGAAGCACCAGCAAGGCCCGCATTATAAGTAACTGTCACTAAATCATTTTCAAAGCCGTAGAAGTACTCCAGGCCGAAACGGTTAGCAACGTAGTCGTCATCTACTACAAGCGTTCTGAGGTCTCCGTGAACGGGTTTGACGGTAACTGAGGTTACGCTCACTACAGGAGAGTTACGTAAATAAATCATGTGTGGTGGCTCAGCATAAATCATATTGTCTACTGGGTTTGTTGAAGAAAATGAATCATTGAAGTAGTTATCTCCAATGCTTAGAAACGTTCCCATCGGCACGCCATGCTGGCTAGAAGGAAGTCTGTATTCCTCCACGAACTGCTCTACCTCTATTGGCCTCCTGAGATATGACTCAAGCTCGCTTTGTAGTCCAGCTAGTATCATTTCCGCAGCATCCTGCTGGCGCAAAGAGAACTTTACGTCCATGTATATTACGAGGTCACTAACTGTTGCTAACATTTTATATCAACAGCCACAATTTAACCCCTCGGGTTTTTACGCTTTGCGGCAGTAGCGGCTCTGCGCTTTGCGTTGCGCTTTGCGGCTTGAGCGGCTTCTTTTCTCACGTTGGCTGCTGCAGCCCTAGCTCCAGCTGCGCCTCTGTTCTTACTGAGAGCTTGACCAGTTCTTTTTGTTGGGGCGCTTCTTGAGCCACGAGGTCTATTTGCTGCTTCATCTATGATGTTCTGAACACCCTGCCCAGCTACCTGCCTACTCAATTCAATTAAACCTTGGGTTGGAGGATTGCGGCGCACATCGCCCATGGCTCGCCCTATGTTGGTTGCCGCCAGACCGTTTTCGTCCCTGACGGTCTTAACGGTTTGGACTTTGCCAGCGACCCTCCTGTAGGCCCTGTAAGCACTTTCGCTTAATGGCTCTCTTGTGCTATATGTTTTTCCGTTTTTATCCGTGAATGTTCCGGTGAAATCATATGCTTCTGCCGCAAGAGCTTGCGCTGTTTTTCTATCCCCGTAAGATGCCCTAAGGTAATCTTCAAAGTTCTGAAGTCTTGACCTTGCTGCAGCTCTATCGGCAGGAGTTCTGGCATCTCCAACCAATCTTCTTGATTCATCAATATTTCTAAGGAGTTGCGCTGCGTCGTCGGTTATGTCACGCCCATATCTTAGACCTGGCATATAAACTCTCTTTCGATAAATGTCTAAATCGAATTATAGCAGTCAATATTTTTTTATTATTCACCTATCAGCATTTGGTGGTCTTTCAATACTTGGGCCAGAATCGATGGTCCCAGGAGGGGCCTCCACGGGAACCCAAGCTCTGGAATAGTTATGTTCTGATATTTTTCTTGTTTTTACTAAAGACCCATCAAGCATCAGTGACAACTCATCGCTCCTCATGCACAACAATGAATCAAAGTCGGGAAGTTTGTACTTGCCAGAAAGTCTTAATTTCTTTATTATGTTAGACATCGGCTTGGCAACTATCGTTCCCCTGCCTCTATTTAGTCGCAAATGAAGCATCATTGCCTCTAGGGAGTCGATGTCGTGCTCTACAACTGGAATCTTCCCATTGATTATTTCTTTTATTTGCTTCACGTTTAAAGAAAGTAAATATCTTTCATTGCCGTCTATTATCTCTCCGGTTGCTTTTCTTACATGTATTGGCTGTATGAACCCAAATTCGGATAAAGAAGAAGACAGGACTAGCAAGTCCGGTCTGAGAATGCATGTAGCCCTCCACTCAGGTACGCATAGATTTGAAATATCAACATATTTAATATTCAAAGGTTGTGTCAACATTTTGTTCCTCTTCATCAATTTTTCTCACGGCGTGAGCTTTTGTGCCAGGACCTACCGGTGTGGGTGAATTTACGTCAATATCATTCAAAACCAGCATTCTAATAAGCCAACTTACCGGGTAGCCATTTGGGTCTTCAAAATGCTTTTTCCTAAACCTGCCAACATACGCCCTTGCGTCTCTTTTCCGTCTTTCTCCGTACAGGTAGTCTTCGATGAAGTCAGATGCCCCATCGAATCCTCTTTTAGAGTATCTCTCTATTAATTTTTCTGAATCAAACTCTTTCCACCAGCGCCTTTGGGCGTCTATCTCTGGAAAGCACTCCCACAGCCTGTTGTAAAATTCCGGTTCCGTGGCAACGACATCGCCTATTCTTCTGATAGCAACACTGTGAAGCGGAATCCCCACTCTGGTATTACTTCCGGTCAAGGAAGCCAAATCGTAATATTCGCAGAACTCAGCATTGTGTTCTTCCGTTATGAACTTGAAAACATCATTGATGTTCCAGTCGTATATAATTTTTGCAAACTTTAAAGGTATACCTTTTTTTAATTTGTATGGCGTGACTATGTAGCTTTCTGTTAGCTTCTGGACGCAAGAACGATATCTAACCATCGACTCACTAGCCCTGACGCCCGTAACGAAAGCAACGTTCCCGGTCTTTCCCTGCATTGTGTAGTAGTCCGTTTGTTCTGGAAGTGAGACATCGTTTGTCAGGCCAAAATCTTCAGCTGTTATTGCCCATGATGGCATTTCTCTAACAAGACGATTCTGGTTTTTTCTAGCGTTACTCCATAGAAGAGTTGTAACTCTCGTGCCTAGAACCCATACCTCTGCGGCGTATGGAAGGCAGTACCACTCCATATCAACCCAGTCGTAATTTCTAACTTTTTCAACGTATTCAATTACCGTTGGGCTGACCATTTCTTCATCACGGAAAATAACCTTTACTGGACCAAGCCCTCGCTCTTCATGTATCTCTTTCATTAGGTACAAAACGGCAGTGGAGTCTTTTCCACCAGAGAACTGAACGCAAACGGTATCGAATATATCGTATACGTGACGTAATCTTGCTCTCGCTGCGTCAATGCAACTCATCTCTGGGATAAACATTCTTTGCTTTGTCATACTTCGGTATGTGCCTCTATGAAGTTAATTAAGCGCTCCGCTGTAGTGGCACCGTCTGTTCCTGGGTCTGATTTCAACCACCTAATAAAGTCGTACCATTTTGTTTGCTGGTCGATTCCATCAAAAACTATGGTGTATTGAACAACTGCCCTAGGAGTTGCTCCAGTCACGGATGAACCTCTTACTGCAACGTCACGCTGGTCGGACGATGGGTCAGCGACTATCCTGTTCTCTCCACTTTCAGACTGTGAAACATGGAATACCTGCTGCTCTGCTGGCTCTTCATTTTTTTGCACAACAGATGGCGGAACATAGACTCCAGCTTCTGAAAAATCAGTTCCGCTTCTTTCTGCTTCGTATTCGATACCAGCAAGTTCAAATTCATCCCATCCAAGTGCATCAAAGAGTTCTGGATAGTAATCAGCGACCTCAATAAGCAATCCATCAAG